AGATGGGTAAACCACAAGCAGCTCAAGCCAATGAAAATGCAAAGATGGCTGAGTCACAAGGTCGTGTAGAAGCAGAACGTATCCGTGAGCTTGGCAAGAAGCAAGCAAGTTCAGCAAGGGCTAAGATGGCAGCTCAAGGTTTAGATTTGAATGCTGAGAATACAGTTACAGAAGAGATTGAAGAAGATATAGATCTGAATGCAACCAAAGATGCCTGGACAACCTTTTTCAATAGAAAGAATCAGGCAGGGCAGTTTAGAACAGATGCAGCTAATTACAATCTACAAGCTCATCAGGCAACAGTAAGTGGTGTATTAAATACAGCATCTACAGC